CCCCGGGCTCTCTAATTAATAAAAAACACTATGGCAGCAAACAAAACCTTACAGAATAAAAAGCAACTGATCGATGCAATGGAGCAAAGCCTAGGTGTAGTTACCCAGGCCTGCAAGATGGTAGGAGTCGCAAGAGTCACCTACTATGATTACTACAATAACGATCCTGAATTCAAAGCAGCGATAGACGAGCTACAAAACGTAGCTCTAGACTTCGCCGAGAGCCAACTCCACAAGCAGATAAGAGAAGGAAGCACAGGTGCGACAATCTTCTACCTGAAGACCAAAGGCAAGAACCGAGGCTACATAGAACGCCAGGAGATACAGCACGATACAGATACAGGCTTCAACATTAAGATCGTAGATGCAACTAGAGACTAATGTTGTATTCAGGCACCTACTCCAAGCTGACAAGAAGATCATCATCGAGCAAGGAGGTACCCGTTCAGGAAAGACCTACAACATCCTGATATGGATAATTTACTACTGCCTATCCGAAGCTAAAGGAAAGACGATCACCATATGCCGGAAGACCTTCCCTGCGGTGAGGTCTTCGGTGATGCGTGACTTCTTCGAGATCCTCGAGAAGGTCGGGCAATACAACCCGGCAAACCACAACAAAAGCTCACACGAGTATATGCTCGGTGGGAATATGGTCGAGTTCATATCCCTGGACCAACCACAGAAGGTAAGAGGTCGCAAGAGGGACCTGCTCTACATCAATGAGGCCAACGAGCTGCACTACGAAGACTGGCAGCAGCTGATCCTCCGGACCACAGGCCGAGTGATCATTGACTACAACCCAAGTGATGAATACCACTGGATCTACGACAAGGTCATACCAAGAAACGACGCACAGTTCCACAAAACAACATACCTAGACAATCCCTTCCTACCACAGACGATCGTCGATGAGATCGAACGCCTGAAGGAAACAGACGAACAATACTGGCAAGTCTACGGACTAGGAGAGAGAGGAGCGTCCAAAGCGCTCATCTTTCAATACCACGAGACAGAGAAGATACCGGAAGGAGGAAGACTCGTCGCAATGGGAATGGACTTCGGGTTCACGAACGATCCAACAACACTCGTCGCAGCATACGAATACAACGGAGAGCTATACTTTGATGAGAAGATATACCAAACAGGTATGACAAACAGAGATATCCACAAAACGCTCCAGGGACTGAACCTGGACCGTAGGGTAGAAATCTTTGCAGATAGTGCAGAGCCAAAGAGCATAAAGGAGCTGCAACTATTTGGCTGGAACATCAAACCCACAGCAAAGGGCCCGGACAGCGTAATGGCCGGTATAGATATGCTCAAGAGACACAAGCTCTACATCACCAAGGGAAGCATCAACCTGATCAAAGAGATGCGCAACTACAAGTGGATAGAAGATACCAACGGCAAGATCCTCAATAAACCGGTGGACCAATACAATCACGCTATCGATGCAATACGCTACGCCACATACAACAGAATGGCACGACCGAACTACGGAAAATACGCAGTGAGATAAAACAGAATCAAAAAAAACAGTTATTTATATATGCAGGTTGAAATCATCATACCGGAAGGTCTCCACGAGATCACACTAGGACAATACCAAAGATTCGTCTCGCTCAAAAGCGAAGACGAGATGTTCCTAGCACAGAAGGCAATAGAGATCTTCTGCAACGTGCCGCTGATCATTATCAACAGTATGCCCTACAAGGAAGTCACCAGAATCAGCAGTCGCATCTTCGGATACTTTGATAAGAAGCACAGCCTAAAGAAAAGCGTAAGCCTAGGCAACAAAGAGTTCGGATTCATACCTAACCTCGAGGATATTACCTTCGGAGAGTATGTAGACTTGGATAGCACGATCGTAGATTGGGACACGATGCACAACGCAATGGCGATCCTCTACCGGCCCGTCGTAAGTCGGGCCAAGGAGCTCTACAAGACAGAGGAATACGAAAGCAGCCATAAGTACAGCGAAACAATGAAGAGCGCACCAATGACGATGGTCTTCGGTGCCTTGGTTTTTTTTTGGACTTTAGGAACGGAATTGTCGATAGCTATGATGGAGTCTTCGGAGGAGGAGATGACTACAGCGTACAAGCAAACTTCGCACGAAAGTGGGGATGGTACAGCAGCTTCTATGCACTCGCTAAAGGAGACGTTACAAAGTTTAAAGACGTTGCTAGGCTCGGTCTCCACAGCGCTATGATGTACCTAGAATTTGAGAAAGACAAGATAGAAACAGAACAAAGAATGCTAAAGAAGCAATGACAGGATACTACGACTTACTAGAGAAACTAAAGACAAGCCTGGAGGCAAACCCAAGCATTAACACAGTGACGACAGGAGATCTGCTTGAGGTGGACCTAGCGAAGCAAACGATCTTCCCACTAGCCCACATCATCGTGCAGAACGTAACCTTTGCCGATCACGTGATGACGTTTAACGTCAGTATCTTATTTGCGGACCTGGTGGACTTCAACAAGTCCAACCCAAGAGACGGAGAGATCTTCAGAGGCAACAGCAACGAGCAGGACGTGCACAACACAATGCTACAGGTAGCCAACAAGCTATGGACGGATATGAGCAGAGGAACAATCTTCTCGGACCAATACCAGGTCGACGGCACGCCTACAGCGGAGCCGTTCGTTGAGCGCTTCGATAACGAGCTAGCCGGATGGGATATGACAATCAACATAAGCATACCGAATAAAGATATCAGTGCCTGCGTTTAACCCAAAATACCTCCAAGAGACCTTTGATACCTTCGGTAAGTACGTCGTGCAGCAAGCACGAACGAACCTAACCAAGAAGAAGAAGAACGTCAGCAAGAAGCTATACGACAGCCTAGGCTACAAGAGTGAGCCTAGCAAGAGCGGCGTCAGCTTCCGCTTCGAATTTTTTATGGAGGACTACGGAGAATACCAGGACAAAGGTGTCAGCGGTATCAAGAAGAAATACAACACACCCTACAGCTACCGAAACAAGAAGCCACCAATCGGACCAATAGACAAATGGATAGTAAAAAGAGGATTCAAAAGCATACGAGACGAGCAAGGCCGGTTCATCAAGAGACGGAGCCTTGCCTTTGCAATACAGAACAAGATATACCGAGACGGAATTAAACCGAGCCACTTCTTCACAAGAGCATTCACGTTAGGATACAAGCGAATGCCACAGGAGATAAGAAAAGCATTCAAGCTCGACATAGAAGAGTTTATGAAGTACACCCTAAAAGATATATTCTGATGCCTATAGTATCACCAACAAAACTTATAGGAGCAAGAAGCCCTATATACATCACGGCCAACTACGGATCATTAGCCTCCTCGATGACGGACGTCACCCTGGAAGTTTACATCTGGACAGGAGCGAGAGGCAGCAGACCCGCCTCGCCGCAATACACATTGTTCAGAGATGTCTTTGCAAGCACGGACCTATCCTTCGACATCGCAGCAATGGTCGAGGAGTACCTGACCAATAGCTACAGCGGCTTCAATATTATCGACGTAGGGAACGTGCCGGATGGTAGCGTAGTGTGGGTGCAAATAGACTACACCGTAAACTATGCGGACAAAGGCGACCCACCGGCTATTGTAAACGACACGGGTAGCTCGGCAATCTTTGAGGCAAGCAATGGATACCACCTATTCACGGAAGGAGCAAACAAGCAGCACTCCACAGGCTTCCTGCACAACACGTCACGCATCTACGTAACCGACGCAGGCAATGAGATTGTTGCAGCCTACCCAGGAGAATACGGATCAGGATACAACGACCTTACATTCGTCAGAGTGATAGGCGACTCACAATACGAGGTAGACTTTGATATTACATCGGACCTGATCAACACTCAAGCCGAGGGAAGGATCCTTACCTTTCCCTGCGGCATAACCAACGTAACAGAATGGCTAGACACAGTAGGAGAGCCATTGCTATACACGAAATACTACAGCATCCAGCTGCTACAGTCCGACGAGACGATCCTAGACTCCATAGACATCTATCCTACCTGCGAGAGTAAGTACACGCCAGCAGTGATAAGATACATCAACAGATACGGCGTATGGGAACCGATCTACTTCTTTAAGAGAAGCGATGACAATATGCAAACAACAAGTGAGCAGTACAGACGAAGCATTGGAACATCAGGCGCAAGTGGGTTCACCTACGACACAACAGAGGAGCTATACAAGAACTTCAACACCAACGGTAAGATCACCACGACACTGAATACAGGTTGGGTAAACGAAGAATACAAGGAAGCTATTAAGGACCTGCTTATGAGCGAGCGTGTAATGCTCGACGGTAAGCCGGTCAATGTGATCAGCGAATCAGTGACACTGCAGAAGGCAATCAATGACAAGACAATCAACTACACTATCCAGGTAGAAGAAGCATTCGACATTCGATATGTATAAAGTAGAGCTATATATTGACGGACAGCGAGCCGACCTATTTGAAGACGAAGCGATAGAGATCAACCTGACGACACAGAACATCAGTGACATCTCCAAGGTCTTCGGAGACTACAGCAATGGCTTTACGTTGCCGGCATCACCCGGCAACAATGCAATCTTCAAACACTACTACAACGTAGATGTCCAAGGCGGCTTCCAAGCAGCCCAAAGAGTAGATGCATTCATCGAGGTCAACAGCAACGTCTTCAAGCAAGGCGTTCTAGAGCTCGAGGAGGTACAACTGAAGAAAGGTGAGCCCTATGCCTACAGTGTCTCGTTTTACAGCAAGACGACAAGCCTGAAGGACCTGATAGGAGAGGACCAGCTCAATGACCTGGACCTATCAGCGTACGACCATACCTACAACGACACCAATATAGAGACCGGCATCAACAACTACGTCACTGGAACAAGCAGTAGCGTCATCTACCCGATGATTACTCCAGTAACGAGATGGTTCTACGACAGCCAAGGATCACACGGAGACGGCAACATTCACTACCACAATGATCCGGACCACGGCGTGTTCTACTACGACCTCAAGCCAGCGATAAAGATCAAGAAGATCATAGAGGCAATAGAGGCAAAATACGGTATAACCTTTAACAGCGACTTCTTCGATAGCGCTGACTTCGGTAAACTATTTATGTGGTGCCACCGAAGAGCAGGGTATATGTTTAAAGGCCAACCGATAGGAGCAACTTCAGAGCTTATAGAATTAGTCTCTGGAGACGCTACATTTGACTCCACCCTGCATAGATTTCCTGTAACCTCCACTGCAAATCCTGCGTTAATATCTTACAGTCCTTCTTCAACTGCCTCTACTAATTATAGAGTAGATGTTTTTATTAACGATGAACTATTTAGCTCTAAAGAGCATACAGGCTCTGCAACTAATGTTTTTGTTTTCTTACCAACTCTTTTGGTAGGCGATTATGTAGATATGCGTTTAGCTCCATCGGGAGATGGTGGTGCGGTAACTGTTGGTATGGTTGCTAATTGGTATGCGGATGCAGCAGGAACAACTATATTAGCTGCTACTGCTACTCCGTTGGCAATGACCACCGCAGGTATAGTAACTATATCCGACCAAATGCCAGAGCAGAAAGTCACAGACTTCCTAGCAAGCCTAATTAAAATGTGGAACCTGGTGGTGGTGCCCACATCACCAACAGAATATGACATCGAGCCATTGGACACCTGGTACAGCGAAGGAACAATACACGAGATCTCGCAATACGTAGATACCGAAGAATCGACAATAAAGAAACCATCGCTCTATCGAAGAATATCCTTCAGCTACAATGAGACAGAGGCTATCCTCGGCGAAACATACCGACTGCAGAACGACATTGGCTATGGCGACCTACGGGCCGACTTCACATTCGATGCAGACGAATTTGATATTGAGGTGGGCTTCGACAATATGCTCTTTGAGCGCCTCACAGATATATACACCAATGGCGTTGGCCTTACGCAAATCAACGTCGGCCAATGCGTCACAAGAGAACTCGAGCCCTACATAGGCAAGCCCATAATCTTCTATGCAGCAGGCAACCTGCGCATACCAATAAGCAATCACTGGAGCTACACCGATATGAGCGGCAACGCTATTCAAAAGCAGGATATGTGGCTCATAGGAAACGTTAACAACGTCACGGCAGCAACCGTGACGCAAACCATAAACTTTGGAACAGAGGTAGATCCATACCTACTCCAAGGATTTAGTCAGAGCCTATACCAAAACTATTGGAAGGACTACATCACGGACCTATACGATGCAAGCCGCAGGTTGTTCATCTACAAGGCCCAGCTTCCCCTGGGCCTGATGCTGAAGCTAAAGAACAATGACAAGCTGACGATCCTCGAGCGCAACTACATCATCAACAATGTAAAGCTGAACCTGACCACAGGAGAAGCATCACTCGAACTACTAAACGACGTGTAATGGGATACCTGAAATACATTATCGATACGCTACCGGAGGTAGAAGCAAAGACAGAAACCATAGCGATAGCCAAAGGCAAATACGAAGAGCCAAAGAACTGGAAACAATACTTTAAAAAACTGAAGAATGGCCATTAAGGAAACGGTACAGATAGACGTAGAATCTAACGCAACGGATCAAACCAATGAACTCGTTGGTGCAATCAACGAGCTGAAGGATGCTATCAAGGAGATGTCCACTGGCCTTGAGAAAGGCCTAGGAGACGTCGACAAGGGCCTCAAAGACACAAAGGATAGTGTAGAGGCCGTCGGCGAGACAGCAGGCAAGAGCGAGAAGGGAGTAAGCAAGCTCTCCAAAGCATTCGGAAACATTGGAAAGGCCTCCGGAATCATCTTCCTTGTGGAGAAGGCAATGGATATCCTCTTCGACCTATTCAACAACAACCAAAAGGTGGTGGACGCCTTCAACACGGCGTTCAACTTCCTGCAGATAGCATTCAGCGACTTCGTAAAGTTCATAGAAGCAAACATCGGAGGTATCACCGGGTTCTTTACGGATATCTTCAGCAACCCGATGGAGAGCATCAAGGCACTAGGTGAAGCGATCAAGAACAACATCGTCGAACGCTTTGAGTCAATGCTCGAGGTCCTAGGTTTCGTAGGACAGGCAATGGCTAAATTTCTCAAAGGCGACTTCAGTGGAGCCTTGGATAGCGTCAAGGAAGCAGGATCAGAGATGGTCGACGTCTTCACCGGCGTCGACGGAACCGTTGAGAAGGTCGTAGAAGGAACAAAGAAGATAGCCACAGCGACAGCCGACTACACCAAGAAAACATTCCAGGCAGCTACGGCAATGACGGAGCTCAACAAGCAAGCCGAGCTCTCCGATGTCATCAACCAGGGACTGATTGAGAAGTACGACTTGCAAGCGGAGCAGCAAAGACAGATCCGCGACGATGAGCGAAACACCATAGCGGACCGTATCGCAGCAAATGAGCTTCTCGGTGAGATCCTAGACGAACAGGAGAAAGCAATGATGGATCAGGCAAACATACGCCTAGCTCAAGCACAGATGAATGCTAACCTGGACCAGAATAACATCGAGTTCCAAAAGGAGCTGATAGACGCCAAGAACGAGGTAGCAGCTGTCGAAGCACAAATCGCAGGCTTCAGATCAGAGCAACTATCTAATGAGGAGGCTCTCGAACGTGAGCTCCTAGAGATCGCAAGAGGAAAGAAAGAAGCACAGATCGAAGCCAATGAGATCGAAAAGCAGGCAGCAATCGATTCCGAGGAGAACACTCTCCGTCGCCTAGAACTAGAGAAGCAGCTTGCCGAAGAAACAAAGAACTCACGAGTAAGCATCATCGAGGATGAGCTGGCCCTCACGAAAGAGGGCACAGCACGCTACCAGGAACTGCTAGACGAGAAACTACTCCTAGAGACGGAATACGCAGCGGAAAGCAAGCGCATCGACAAGGACACGGAGATGACCAAGCGAGAGCAGCGTGCAGAAACAATCCAAGCAGCATACGACCTAACCAAGCAAGGCCTAGAAGCAGTATCGGCACTAACGGAAGCCTTCGCTGGTCAAAGCGAGGAGCAACAGCGTAGAGCCTTCAATATACAGAAGGCGCTATCAGCAGCAAGCACAGTGATCAGCACAATCGAAGGTGCCCAAGCAGCATACACTACAGCACAGAAGAGTCCGATCACAGCGGTAGTCCCTGCATACCCGGCAATCCAGGCCGGGCTTGCAACAGCCTTTGGTCTCGCCAAGCTCAAGCAAATACAGTCCCAGCAGTTCAATGCAAGCAGCGTGCCGTCAACAACGTCGGCACCTGCAACAGGAGCACCAAGAGCTCCGCAATTTAATGTTGTAGGAACGAGCGGAATTAACCAAATTGCAGAGAGCTTACAACAACAAGGACCACTGAAGGCCTACGTCGTAGGAAGCGAAGTATCAACACAACAGCAACTAGATAGAAACAGAGTAAAAACAGCAACCCTATGAAAATAGTAGAACTCATACTAGACGAGGCAGAAATGATGGCCGGAGTGCAGGCCATCTCTATTGTAGAATACCCTGCAATAGAAGAGAACTTCGTAAAGTTAAGCAAGGACCAGGAGATTAAGCTCGCCGAGGTAGATAGTGAGCGCCGCATCCTAATGGGACCGGCACTCATCCCCAACAAGACGATCTACCGTAAGAACGGCGAAGACGAATACTACATCTACTTCAGCAAGGACACGATCCGTAAAGTAAGCGAGATGTTCCTCACCAAAGGAAACCAAAACAAGAGCACGCTAGAACACCAAATCGAGCTTCAAGGATTGAGTGTGGTGGAGAGCTGGATCGTCGAAGGCAACCAGGACAAGAGCCGTGCATTCGGGATGGACGTCCCGGAAGGCACCTGGATGGTATCGATGAAAGTCTACAACGAGGACGTATGGGAAAAGTA